ACCATTTATGCAGCTCAATGCTGGACATCGCAGGGATGTTATCGAAGATCTTCTAGATATTAATATCTTTTCTAAAATGAATGTCATATTAAGAGAAAAGAATTCTATATTAAAAGATAAGCTTTCAACTATCAACAAAGACATTGAGATAAACAACACTAAAATAGATCAACAAACAAAATATATTAGAGACATTGCAGCGTTAACTGAAGAGAATAAAAAGAAGTATCAAAAGCAAGTTAAATCAGCAGAAGAAAAGATACTTAAGTTACAAAACGAAAACTCAGATCTTTCGAAAGAGCTTGAAAACAATGATACTGACAATGAGTATAAGAAGTTACAAAGTAAGAAGAACAATATAATATCTCAAACAGCAGAGATAAAACAGCAGATGAAGACTGTAGCGAAAAGAGGTATGTTCTTAGAAAAGAATGACACGTGTCCTACGTGCGAGCAAGATATAACTAATAAAGAAATGTTGATTACTAGAGTTAAAAATGAAGCTTATCAATTACAGTCAACACTTAACATGATAACTAGTACTGAAGATCAGTTACAAAATGAAATAAATGACTTAGAACAGATCATGAATAATATTAGAGAAAAAACAAGTACTATTAATGCTAATAACAGAGAGATAACTTCTTTAAATCAAAGTAACGCAGATCTTAAAAAGTATTTAGAAGAAGAAGTTACAGCTGATCTTTCTCAAGCTAGAGTTGATTTAGATAATATGAAGTCTTTAAAAGAAGATATGTTTGAGGATAAGTTAAAGGTTAACGAGCAGTTTGGTTATAATAATGTTATAGCTGAAATGCTAAAAGATACTGGTATCAAGACTAAGATTATTAAACAATATCTACCAGCTATAAACAAGCTGGTTAATCAGTATCTACAAGTATTAGATTTCTTTGTTCATTTTAATTTAGATGAAAATTTTAATGAAACTATTAGATCAAGACACAGAGATGATTTTACATATGATTCTTTTAGTGAAGGCGAAAAACAAAGAATAGATTTATCGTTGCTATTTACTTGGAGACAGATAGCAAAGATGAAGAACTCAGTAGCTACAAATCTACTGATACTAGATGAGACTTTTGATTCTTCTTTAGACCACGATGGAATTGAAAACTTATTAAAAATATTATATACTCTAGATGCAGACACTAATACTTTTATAATATCTCATAAAGGAGATATACTCGATAATAAGTTTGAAACTAAATTAGAGTTCATAAAAGAAAAGAATTTCTCTAAGATTAAAATATAAATGTTTACTTTTGTACAAAAATGTATTATAATAATAACATAATTAAAAAGGAAGGTATATTATGCAATTAAGTGAAAGCACTGTAGATGTTCTTAGGAACTTCTCCGGCATTAATCAAAACTTAATGATTAAGTCGGGTTCAACTATAAAAACTATCAGTGAAGCTAAAAATGTAGTAGCTACTGCTGATATCGCTGAATCTTTTGAAAAAGATTTTGGCATATATGATTTAAACGAATTCATAGGCGTTATGGGGCTGGTTAATAATCCAGACCTTAAGTTTGAAAATGACTATGTTATAGTACAAGACGAAAGTGGCAGGTCAAAAGTTAAATACTTTTATGCCGCTGAAGAGACTGTAACTACGCCTACAAAAGATGTTACTATGCCAGAACCAGACGTTAAGTTTACTTTAGATAATAATACACTAAATAAACTTAAGAAAGCTGCTTCTACATTAGGACACGATGAATTATCAATATCAGCAAAAGATGGAATATTAAGTCTATCAATTGTTGAAAATCAAAATGCAACATCAAATGCATTTTCTATTGATATAGACGGTGAGTTTAAACAGGACGCTGTTTTTAACTTTATCATTAAAATTTCTAATCTCAAAATCCTAGCTGGTGATTACGATGTAGAAATATCCTCTAGATTAATAACGCAATTCAAGCACAAAGAGGTAGGTGTAAGATACTGGATTGCACTTGAAAAAACTTCAACATACGGAGCATGACATGTCAGAAAATTTAAATAAATTAAAAGACCTTAGCAATAAGGCAGCTAGGAGTACAGTAGCAGTGATTGATGCTGTAACTCAAAGAGGTGGTTTTAAAGGTGAAGAGCTTACAACCATCGGTGGTTTGAGAGATCAATGCGTACAAATTATTCAGCTATCAGAGCAGATTCAGCAAGATGATGCTATGAACGATGCCAGCGTACAAACTGAAACTAAACCAAAGACTATTAAATAATTTACGTTTTGATTTTTGATTTTATTATTTTGTTATGGAGAATACGTAAATGTCTAATGAATTTCTATGGGTTGAAAAATATCGACCTACTAAAATAGAAGACACTATTTTACCTGAGTCTTTAAAAAAGACCTTCCAAAAGATAGTAACTGGTGGTGAACTTCCTAATATGTTATTCACCGGTACTGCAGGCTTAGGTAAGACTACCGTAGCTCGAGCTCTATGTAATGAGCTCGACTGCGATTACATCTTAATTAATGGTTCTGAGGAAGGTAACATCGATACATTAAGAACCAAAATAAAACAGTTTGCCTCATCAGTTTCTTTACAAGGTGGCTATAAAGTAGTTATCCTCGATGAAGCAGATTATCTTAATCCACAATCTACTCAACCAGCTCTTCGTGGCTTTATCGAAGAGTTTTCTAATAATTGCAGATTTGTATTAACCTGTAATTTTAAAAATAGAATTATTGAGCCACTGCATTCTCGTTGTGGTGTATACGAATTTAATACTTCCAAAAAAGATATGGTAGATCTTTGCCAAAATTTTATGGCAAGGTGTCAACTTATACTCTCAAACGAACAAATTAAATATGATGATAAACCAGTAGCTGAACTTATTATGAAGTTTGCTCCTGATTGGCGTAGAGTACTAAATGAGTTACAGAGATATTCTATAAATGGTATTATCGATGGTGGAATACTTAATAATATTAAGGATAAGAACTATGACGATCTTTTCTCTCATTTGAAAAATAAAGATTTTAAAAAGATGAGAAATTGGGTTGTAAACAATATAGATACAGATGCAAGCGCAATTTTTAGAGCCATGTACGATCGAATGAGTGATAAGGTTGCGCCTCAATCAATACCACAACTGGTGCTTATTCTTGCAGACTATCAATATAAAAACGCATTTGTAGCTGATCACGAACTTAACGTGGTAGCTTGTTTAACGGAGGTAATGTCAGATGTTCAATTCAATTAAATTAACACTATACACTCAAGAAGATTGCTATTATTGTTACGAAATGAAAAAGAAACTTGTACAATGGGGTTATGATTTTAGAGAAGTAAATTTAAGTCATGATCTCTTTGCAAAAGATTTTTTAAAAGAAAATGGCCATCGTACAGTTCCACAATTATATTGGAATAAAACGCATTTGAATAAGTTTCCAACTGCAGAACTTACACAAGAACATGTAGAAGCTGAACTTGATTATGAAAACTATCTAGGTGGAGTTGAAAATTGGCAGGTAAAAAGAGCGTAGCAATTGTTGGTGCTGGTGTCGCTGGTATAACAACTGCTTATTTTTTAGGTAAAAAAGGTTATAGAGTAAGACTCTTCGATCCTAACGGCGTGGCTGAAGAATGTAGTTATGCTAATGGTGGTCAATTATCTGTGTGCAACGCTGAAGTCTGGAACAGCTATAGTAATATTGCCAAAGGAATTAAGTGGCTAACTCAACCTGATGCTCCGCTAGCATTTAGACCTGATGTTTGGTCGTGGTCTAAGATCAAATGGGTTGCTGGTTTTGTAGGTGCAACCCTTACAAATTCTTATGATAGAAATACTCGTAAGACTATTGAATATAGTTTACGTTCTCGTAGGTTAATGAAGAAACTTATGAAAGATACTGGCATTAATTTCCATCATAATGATTGCGGCATACTACACATATATAAAAACCAAAAATCATGGGACAACGCTAGAAAAACTCTTGATAGATTTAAAGATACTAAGTGGGGAAGGGTTGAAGCCAAAGGCAACTTAGCGCATAAGTATAATGTATATGCTGCAGATATTGTAGGTGCTACTTTTACTAAAGGAGATTCTGTAGGAGATATTCATACGTTCTGCAAAGAACTTCAGTATTACATGGAAAAGAAATTTGATTTTAAAGTTTGGCCAAACAAGATAGTAAAAACTAAAGAGATGAAATTTTTATCAGGCAGGCGAGATCACGCTTTGACTTTAGATGAACTTAAAAAAGACTACGACGAAGTTGTTATATGTGCAGGTGCTTACACTTCTTTTCTTGTTCCAAGTTTGAATATATATCCAATAAAAGGTTATTCAATAACGTTTAGAGGCAGAGATGCCGAAGACGCGCCTTTTACTTCAGTGCTAGATGACGATGCTAAAATAGTCGCGTCGCCATTTAGTAATTTAACTTTTAGAGTTGCAGGTACTGCTGAACTTGCAGGGTGGAATCAAGATATACGACAAGATAGAATTAAACCTCTAGTTGACTGGGTACGTGATAATACGTTTATGGACGCTGAAAATTATACAAAGTGGGCTTGTTTAAGACCAATGACTCCTAACATGTTACCCGTAATTAGTAAAGTAAAAGGCATGTGGATAAACAGTGGTGCAGGTCATCTTGGTTGGACTATGGGAATGGCTTTAGCAGAAAAGGTAACAAATGATATATCCTGAAATTAAAGAAATTTTAGATAAAGAAACAAACAGGCAAGACAATACAATCGAGCTAATAGCAAGTGAAAACTTTGCAAGTCAAGCTGTAAAAGATTTATGTGGAAGCGTTTTCACAAATAAGTATGCAGAAGGCTATTCTGGTAAAAGATACTATAATGGTTGTGATCACATGGATGAGATCGAAGATTTAGCAATTGACGAAGTAACAAAGTTATATAAGTGTCAGTTTGCTAATGTTCAACCACATAGTGGCGTAGGTGCAAACACTGCAGTTTACCAAGCGTTAATGAACCCAGGTGATACTATATTAGGTATGGATTTAGCGAGTGGCGGACATTTAAGCCATGGCGCGCCTCCAACGTTAAGTGGTAAATTTTATAAAGCAATATCGTACGGTGTTGATGATAATGGCTTGATTGATTATGAAGAAATAGAGAGGATTGCTGCTATACATAAACCTCAGGTAATAGTCGCTGGAGCCAGTGCATATCCAAGAAAAATTAACTGGCAAAGTTTTAAATATATCGCAAATATGGTAGGCGCTAAGTTAGTGTGTGATATGGCACATTACAGTGGATTGATTGCTGGAGAACAATATCCGAATCCTTTACCTTATGCTGATGTAGTTACAAGCACTACACATAAAACGTTACGTGGTCCTCGTGGCGGTATGATACTTTGGAATGATGGTGATTTAACCAGAAAAATTAATAGTGCAATATTCCCTGGCACACAAGGTGGACCACTTATGAATATTATTGCAGCTAAAGCTCAATGTTTTATGGAAGCAAATACAGATAAATTTAAAGAATATTCAGAACAAGTAATTAAAAATGCGCAAGCAATGGCACTTACACTAGAGCAATATGGAATGAGTGTTTTAACAGGAGGAACTGATAGCCATATAATATTATTGGATTTAAGTGACAGTAAATATTCAGGTAGAGAAGCGGCTGATCTGTTAGAACAAAATGGTATAACTGTAAACAAAAATGGAATTCCAAATGATCCTCGTAACTTTGTTGAAACAAGCGGTATAAGAATTGGTACTGCTGCTGAAACAACTAGAGGAAATAAAGAATATTGGTTTAGAGAATTAGGACAAAGAATAGTGGAGATATTAAATGGTTGAATTAGAAATGATAAATCAGTTTGTTAATCAACTCGCGATGTGCGAGTTATTATCAGCGCATAGTTTAATACAACCTTCACTTTCTTTTGAGTGTAAACAAATAGAAGTCTTTATTCAAGAATCTTATTTTGATAATGACTATAACGCGTTTATAAAATGGTGGGATGCCACAGTCGTACCAGTAGTAAATGAATTTCAAACATTAATAGAAAAACGTACATCATGAATCCATTTGAATACGCCAATGCAATAAATTATACTAAAAAAGATATTATGGTAGATGACATAGCCGAAAAGTCATATAACCCATTTATGATAAACCGACAACTATCATACTTTCCAGATACAATTTTAGCTGCAAATGAGATGAATAGAAACCACCACCTTGACAATCGTTTACAATTTGATTTTTTTATAAATATAATTAGAAAACGTAAAAGGTTTTCAAAATGGTTTAAACCAGAAGAAATTAGTGATTTGGAGACTATTAAACATTACTATGGTTACAGCAATGAAAAAGCCCGCCAAGTATTACATCTCCTATCCACTGAACAGATAAATGAATTAAAGAATAAGGTGGCCAAAGGTGGAAGAAAATAACATAGTAGAATGGAACCCTAACGACATGTTAGAGGTTACGTTAAACGAACCTGATGATTTTCTAAAAATAAGAGAAACATTAACAAGAATTGGTGTAGCTTCAAGAAAAGACAATAAGTTATATCAGTCATGCCATATATTACATAAACAAGGACGATACTTTATAGTACATTTTAAAGAATTATTTTTGTTAGACGGTAAGAAATCTAACTTAGAAGAAAATGATATAGCTAGAAGAAATACTATCGCGACATTAATGAGCGACTGGGGATTATTAAGCATTGATAATAAAAATAATGCTCAACCGGTTGCTCCTCTAAGACAAATAAAAATTATTTCTTTTAAAGACAAAGACCAATGGGAGTTATGTCCAAAATATAATATTGGAAACGGTTCAAAGTAAAAAAAAAGTTTAAACAGGCGGTTTAAATTTTAAAAAAAAGTATTATATATATTATAGGATGCCGAATAGTTCGGGTCCGTAACAACAACCTTGCTTAATAGGAGGATACTATGACTGGAAACTTTGTTTTCCCAAGAAACGCTTTTTTAGGTTTTGATCACATTTTCGATGCATTGCAAGATATACACACGCATGCAAACGATGGATACCCACCACACAATGTTGTAAGAGACGGCGATAGCAAATATGTTATTGAAATGGCTGT